AGACCGGACCGGTGACACCGGGAACGTGGAAGATCCCGTAGTCGATCCACACCAGCACGTCGGCCGCCCGATTGACGTGGGCCGCCTCGACCAGCCACTCGCTCTTCTGCGCCTGCACGATGTGGTAGGCCGGCGTGTTCTTGCGCGGATTGTCCGCAATCGAGTGGGTGAAACGGCGCTGGCGCACCATCAGGTATTCGTGCAGCCAGCAATCCTCGATCGTGGCTTCCAGCGACATCAACGGGATGTCGACGGCGAGCAGCTGCTCGCCCAGCGCACGGTAAGTCTCTTCCGAGCGCGGATGGTTGGGTATGGGTACGTAGGCGGTAACGGCGGTGATCATGACAGATCCCCGATAAATTCGAGCACCTCGAACACGTCCATTTCGGCGAGCCACGCCTCGCTGTCGCGCACGCCATAGCTGGCCACCAGCTTTTCCGTCTCGGGGAAATAGGCGAGCCCGACCGCAAACTCGATCTGCTTGTCATGGAAACAGAATGGCGGCGATATCCCGAGCAGGCTGCCGTCGTCCTCCAGCACCACGAACCGGTGCTGGTAGTACCGCTTGTGCATCTGGCCGGGGAGGTGGCGCGCCTCGTGCACCAGCGCGAGATTGACACCATAGATATCGATCACCTGCGAGGAGCCGCTGATGTGCCCAACGTCGAGCTTGCAGTCGTGCTTGCGGACGAGATTGCCATCGACATCCATGATGGTGCCAAGCCGGTAGATGATATCCAGCTTCTTGTCGCGCACCCACGGCATCCAGTTCTTCTCGTGATGCCGATCCTTCGGGTGGATCACCGTCCACGGGTTGCCGTAACCGGCAGTGCTGACCGGGGCCAGTACCTGCTCGCACCAGCCCTCCGGCGTCAGCTCGCGCACCGTCGACAGGGCCCACAGACTGCCGGCCCACTCGAACAGCCGCGAGTCCTCGAACCCCAGAACCAGATCGAACTCCGGCTCCGGCCACACCGGTGGCGGCGCCAGCTCGTGAGCTTCCTCGATGGCTAGTGCGCCGGAAAAGCAAACCAGGTAATTGCGAGTGCGAATAGGGTGGCTGCGAGAGAAAGACCCATCACTACCCAATACCGAATACGTGCCCTGCGGCGTGATCGTGTAGTTGACGGTCCGGACAATGGCTGTCGGGCGCCCTTCGTAATTGATGATCGACGGGTTGGTGGCAACCCAGCCGTTAGGGAGCGGCAACTCGATCTTGGTAGCATGGAAGCTTGGAACATGATCCACCAGCGGCTTGAGGTACCAATACTGGTTGCCACGCGCCTGGGAGCTGCCGCGCAAGGACAGCTCGTCACAAACGGCTGAACCATACGAACGCCAATACTCGTTGTACCAGGCGCAAATCGCAAACTCTTCCTTCAGGCCGACCATGTGGACCCACTCGTCGACGAACAGGCTGTCGTCGGGATACGACAGGTGCATGCCGGGAGTGGAAAACAGCAGGCTGATCTCGTTGTCACCTCGATCACGGAAATATCGGGCCAGGGCATACATCGACTCGCCGCGCGACGGACGCAACTGATGAGCCCGAAGCATCTCGCGCACAAAACCCGGCTCGTCGCCCCTCCGTTCGAGGCACTGGGCGTAGCGAAACTGGGCATACCAGACTTCCTGGTCGAACCCGCCGCGCTCGACCCGGATCTTGTAGTGGTGCGCGGCCTTGGCGATATCACCAGCGTCGTAATACGACCCAGCCAGATAAAAATGGTACCGCTGGATCAGTCCTTCACGAGTCTCGGTTTCGAGAGCGGCCTCAAGAAGGGCAATATCACGCTGGAACTTGTCGGGACGATTGGCGCCGTCAGCATGATCAATGAACTCTGCACGATCGATGTGGCCAGCCGATTCCACATCAAGATATTCGTGAGTGACGCCAACATACCAGCCTTGAGCAGCGCGGCTGACAAGTCGGCGGTTGTAGTAGCCCAGTGATCCAGCGCGCTGTCGGATGTCATATGACAGTCCTTTCTCGCCGTTGAGCCATGGGGTCTGCTTGACCTTCAGCTCCATGTCGGCGTCGGCGAGGAGCAGGTAGTCCCACTCCAGCGCACTCTCGCGCGCAACCTTGAGCGCCTCGTTGCGCGCCTGTTCGAAGTTCTCGAAATGCGCGCCATGCAGTTCGAGCGGCTTGCCAGCCGCGCGAAACATGTCCTCCAGGATTCGCACCGTGTCGTCGCTCGAACCCGTATCGACCACGATGGCGCAGTCGATGTGCGGCAGCAGGCTGCGCACACATCGCTCGACGACCGCCGCTTCGTTGCGGACGATCGCGTTCCAGGCCAGCTTCATGCCGTCACCGTGATCGTGAACTCCTGCTCGACATACAGCCCGCCGGGGTCGGTGGCGCGAACGGTGAAGTTGTAATCTCCGTCAGATAGTGGCGCCAACACTAAGATGTAGTTCGTTATGCTGATCCTGAAATTTCCGCCGTCATCATCCGTCATCTCGACCGACAGAGGATTTCCCTCGGCATCGGCAAAAATAATTTGACCGATATTAATTCCACCACCCTCTGGCTCCACATCATCAAAAAACCCACTGGGATACGTCGCGCTCGTACTGGTCGGATCGCTTGCTTCGGCACCCCATTCCACCGACGAAATCGTCGGCGCAGTGTTCGTCACGCCCGTCTCACTCAACTCGGACAGGCCAGCGGTCGAGGGCAGCGGGTCGTAGAGGGTGATAATTTGGTACGCCACGTTTTCATTGGTATCGACGGCAACGGCAACCAAAGGATTGCCGGGTGGGCGATCAGCAGTCTCGATAACTCCCGCCTCGGCATCAAACCCGTTCACTGCAAATTCGGCGCGCGTCTCCGTGAAGGTCAGAGACAGCGCATTCATTGCCCCCACCCCGACATTCGAGACGCTATCAACAGTTTCAGAAAGGGAACCGCCCCGACTGCTCACCTGTGCATTATTGTAATTCAGATTGAATTCGATAGCATCGTTGCCGTCTGCCGAAACAATTGCGATATTCAATGCAGGCTGGCCCTCATCGAACGTCACGAGATGTTTGGTTTGCGCTCGCACTGTTGCGCCGGCGAGGAGCGCGGTTCGCGCTGCACCGATCAAGGCAAACGCGGCAAAGCCTTGAACGTAGCCATCCGCAGTCAACTTCTCAGGGTCATATGATGTTGACTCGCCCCAGCCAGTCTCGGTATTCGCATCGCTCCCCAGCAGCGTATCCACCGCCACCGCGCCCGTGCCCTCGACCCACGCGCGCCCCTGCGGGGAGCCGCCCACGAGGTCGATGTGGATCACGGCGTTGTCGGGCACCCAGTCGGGAGTGTCGCCATCCTCTTCAACTGCCCAAGCCGGGATCTCGTCGGCATCCATGACGATCGCGGCTTCGCCGGGTTCAGCCAGCGCGACCACCTGCGCGATCGCCTCCTCGCGGGTGCCGGCCTCGACCGTCGTCTCGACGATCGATCCGGTCCTTTCATGCAGGATGTAAAACGGCGTCCCGGTCGGACCGGTCGGTCCATCCGGAACGATGTTGTAACCGTAAAGATTGACGTCGCGAACGTCGAACTCCTCGCCCGGAGCAGCCGTCTGTAACAAATGCACGATGGCTGCCTCGCGGCTTGCTTCCGTCACGACCGTAACGGCAGGTGCGCCACCCCGACGAGCCTTGACCGTGTAAGATGGCACGGCTCAGTCCTTTTTGCGGCTGGCCGGACCCGTCGCTCCAGTCGCTCCAGTCGCGCCTGGAGGCGGCGCGCCTGCGTCCGGCAGCGCCTCGATGCACTGCAGTACCTCGATCTGCTCGCCTTCGGCCGCCTGGGCCACGATCTGCGCGACCGCTTCCTCGCGCGTGTTGGCCTCGACGGTAACCGAGGTCAGCGGCGAGGTCTTGCGGGCTGTGATATCGAAAGAAGGCATCGTTCTCTCCTCGGTTTATGGTCCACCGGTCGCTCCGGTCGCTCCGGTCGGCCCGGTCGCGGCGGTCGCTGCGAAACCATACGTGTTGGTTTCGTAGATTGCGAACTCCTCCCCGGTCACGCCCGAGTTCTTCACCAGTTGAATGGCCGCCTCGCGGTTGTTGGCGATGACGCTGTAGACGCCAACCGGGCCGTTCTTGCGGTACTGGACGTAGTAGGTCGCCATCGCTCTTCTCCTGGTTATCCGGGGCCGCCGACGATAGGCCGCGGACGCATGCCCGGTCGCATCTGCGGTTGGTGGCCGACCATGTCGACCGGCTGTGACGTCTGGTTGTTCATCGGCGTCGGCTTCGCGCCCTGCATCTGCCGCATCGCGTCCGGCCCGCCACCCATTCCCGGCGGCCCGCCGGGAGGCGGCCCCATGCCGGGCTGGCCGCCAGCCTCGGCCTCCGGGCCGGCCATCTCGTCGCCCGGCATCTGGGCCTTAGACGCGAGGAAGCCCGCCGTCAGTTCGGCCGTGATCTTCTGGACGCCCTGGTTGACGCCCTCCTGGATGCCCTTGTCGACCTGTTCGGAGATGTCCTGCGCCTGCTTGCCCTTCTCCTTGGCCTCCTGCTTCTTGGTGAGCTCCTCGGCCGAGGGCACCACCTTGCCGCCGTCCAGCCCGATGGTCTGGGCGACGGAACGCAGCACCTCGCCGCGACCGCCGATACCGAGAATGTCCATGTCGATTGGGTTGGCGGTGTGCTGCAGGAATTCGAGCTGCCTCTGGCGCTGCGTCTCGCGCTGCACCGCGACGTTGACGCCCTGGACGTAGATGTCCTCGGTGCCGGTGAGGATGCCGGTGGTGTCGGACAACAGGATCAGGTCGGTGAGCTGGATCAGCGCCACCTCGAACACGTCGCGATCGATGTTGGCCGCGACTGTCTGCAGGATCTTGCTGGCGTTGCCCATCAGCATTGCCAATCCGCTCGCAGTGCGGCCCGCACCGCCCGACGCCTGCCCTCCGATGTATTTCGGGATCGCCGAGACATCGTCGGAGAGGTCGACGAACGCCTTGAACACGGTCAGCAGGTCGTTGGCGTTGCTCTGTGGCTGGTAGAATTCGACCGGGGGCTTGCTGTTATTGCCGACAGGATCGTTGGAGACGTGCCAACGCTTCCACGGGAACAATTCATCGGTGTTCTCTTCAGGTCTACACCTGTCATCGTTCACAACGACCTGCGGGCCAGACGAGATCGAGATATTATTAACGAGAGAACGTAATGTTGCGTTAGCAACATCCTGGATGTCGCTGATCATGTCGGTGAGGCCGTTACCTACCGGCGTACCGGGCACCTTCTCGAAAGAAGTGATGAAATAGTTGTGCCGCGCGCGCGGGCTTGGGGATAGGTTGGCCTTGATGACGTGCGAGCCGATCACATAGGCATCGACATGGTAGTCCCGCAGTGGATCAGAGACTCCCGGCATTCCGTATTCCTGCAGCACCGCTCCCTGTACGTTGCCATGAAACTCCATCTGGGAGATGAGCCCGCTGCGATTCCATGCCGGGTTTTCGCGACTTTCGAGCACCGCGCGTTCGGCGTCCGTCGTATCCCAGTTGTCGTACAGCCCACCGCGGCCGTACTCCTCAAGAACCAGCCGTACCTCGTCCTGGTTGAAGCCGGGGAGATCGAGCAGGTCGTTGAGCTCTGCGCGCGTCAGCCGCGACTTCTCGATGACGTTGGCATTTGCGATATCGGATACGCCGGGTGTCCACCACACGTCGAACGGCGATACGCGGCCCCAGACCATCTTGGGCACCTGCTGGACGGTCGGCTGCCCGCCCCCCGGCGGCCAGATGACGTCCGGCACTATCTTCACTGACGGCCCCTTGAGGCAGGCGAACGGAAATATCGGCAGGTCGACGATGAACTCCGCGAGCGCGTGGTAGAACATCCCCTCGCGCAGCAGCTCCTCGACCCGGTTCTCCGAGATCTTGGCCTGCTGGGCCGCCTTCTTCTTGGCCGCCTCGGCTGCCGACTCCATCAGCGCGATGCGCCGCTTGTTGGCCGCGTCCTCCGGCGGGTGCGCCCCGGTGGTCTGCGCCACCATCGAGGCTTCCTGCTTCAGAAGCGCGTTGATCTTCTCCAGGATATCGTCGGGAATGTCCGGGTCCGCGGGAGGACGTATCGCCCACGGACGATCGCCGCCCAGGTACACGTCACGCAGGAGAGAAGACGCTGCACGGCACTTCTGCGCGGAAAGACGCGCGTAGATCTGCGACCCGCCAAACTTGGCCACCTCGCGCATCTTGTCGGGCGAATACTGTCCGTTGAATGTGCGCAGCGCCTCGATCAGCCGGCCGGACCACCCCGAGGCGGTGTTGCGGTGGTTGCGGAAGATCTCGAACTGGCCGCGGATGTAGCCGGCGAGCTCCGGCATCGGTGCCACGGCCGGAGCCATGGCGGCGGACCGGGCTTCGGCCTGCTGCTGCAACTGGGCCTCCAGCGCGGCGGGCGGGACCACCTGCAGGACGTTCGCCTGGCCGAGGGAGCGGGGTGTCAGTGCCATGGCGGGAAGGCTAACGGCAGAATCTTAAGAAATGGTTAACGATTGCGGTGTAGAACAGCCCCATGGCAGACCTCGACGAAACCGCCATAGCCCAGCTCGCGCGCGAGATGGTGATGGCGATCCGCAACTACAAAACCATCTTCGCCGACTTCGGTATTTCCGAAGAGGATTTCTACGAGATCTCGAAGTCGGAGTACTACCGGCGGGTCAAGGACCACTACACACTCGAATGGAATTCGGCCCTCTCGGCGGCAGACCGCGTGAAACTCATCTCCGCGTCCTACGCCGAACAGGCGCTGCCGGTCATGGGCAAGCGGATGATCGACCCGAAGGAGCCGATGGCCGTCGCGCTCGATACCTT